TACAACCAGACGGAACACATGCAGATGATCCAAACTACCCTGGATATCAGTTTGAAGAACTGTATTACAAGCGTTGGGGTACCAGACCAACTGGAGCATTTTACGATGCATACAAACTTGTAAAAAGTTTTCGTGATGGTTTGCAAAAAGCACTATGGGTCAATAAAGGCAATCCAAATGCTAAAAAACTGCAAAAAGCTCTAGCTGAAATGGCAGCAGATCCTAGTGCAAGAAAAGTCATTGAAAAGAGTGTTGGTGTATATGAATGGAAAATTGGCGATGACGGTAATCGCCAACGTGATACACTATTTGCAATGATCAATGAACAAGCACTTAAAAACCTAGTAAAGTTTAATACACAAGCACTAGGACTCGACAGTGTTTATAAAGAAGATTTGATTAAAAAGTGACACATGTTACTGTAATCAAATACAGTAGTGCAGTGACCATCCTTATAGCGATGGTCCTGCACGTTCTTGGCATAACACCATGGAATAGTTTTGCACAAATGTTAGGCGCAGGCGGCTGGATATATGCAGGTTATCGTATGAATGAACGTGCAATTATATTAAACTTTTTACCACAATTTTTTATCATCATTCCGTTGTTGATATATACATATATAATATAAGGATTCACATGAAATATATCTTTGTAGCAGGTGCACCTGGCAGTCGCTGGAGTAGTGTAGCCAGAACTATCTATAGTAGCAGTAAAATAGATAACAGCGATAGCAACAACAGTTACACCCGCCCTGGAGAAATAGTGCCTATGCACGTAGGAACATACTGGGATCCAGGTATGGAACATGGTAAGTTGTTTGATACATTAGACAACATATCTAAATCTTATGCAGAAGATGAGTTTAATAGACCTTTTAAGAACAACACTAACTTAACTCGTATTATTAAAAGTCATCAGTTCTGTAAACATTTAGAACATATACGAGATACTTGGAATTTTTGTCCTATTGTTCTTGTATACTTTAAAAGTGACGAAGATACGGAAAAATGGTGGTATGATGCTGGCGGATGGAATATCACCTATCCTTGTTATGATTGGTATAATGATCGTATGCGTGAAGAGATTTGTATCCAAAATCAAGGAGTACTAGACTTTATTAAAAATAATAAATGTACACGAGTTTCTAACAGTGAAGAATTAGGAAAAGTATTAGGTCTTGTTGATTTAGAATACAAAGACTTTGATGCTGCAGAAACAGATGTTTACGTATATATTCCACATCTAGTAGAATACTTTGGAAAAAGCTGGAAAGGTAATTTACCTAAATACAAGTACAGTGGATTATCATTGTTAAATAAAATTAGCAAAGATGCAAGTGTGCTAGATATAGGTTGTGGTAGTAACTTTTTTAAACAACATTTTAACAACTTAGTAGGCATTGATCCTAGCAATCCTGCTGCAGATTATATGACTGCACTTGAAGAATTTACTACCGATGATCATTATGATGCTGTACTGTGCTTAGGAAGTTTAAACTTTGGACCTTACGAAACAGTTTATAATCAATGTAAACGTGCAGTAGAATTAACTAAGCCTGGGGGTACAATATATTGGAGATGTAATCCTGGCTTACATGATCATCCGCACAAAGGAATGGAAGACATAGACTTTTTTGAATGGAGTTTTGAACTACACGAAAAATGGACTAGACAACTTGACTGTGATCTGTTACAATGTACTTGGGATACTGACAATCGTATCTATGCCGAATGGAGAAAGCGTTAATGTTAGACGTTATTCAAATCAGCTACTACGAAGATACAGCTGATGAAAATTTTGAAATATTACAAATGTTTGCTCCTCACGCCAAGCGTGTACAAGGAGTAAAAGGTATTTTTGCTGCACATAAAGCAGCCGCAGAACTAGCAGAGACTACTTGTTTTTATGTAGTAGATGCTGATGCGATAATCGACGAAGAATTTGGATTTAAGTTTAGACCTGATAGAAATAAAAAAGAATACGGGCATGTTCCTCAAACAGAATGTGTTTATACCTGGCGTAGTAGAAATCCTATTAACGATTTGTTGTATGGGTACGGCGGCGTTAAACTATTTCCACGTAAAGCAATGTTAGAAGCAGCTCAGTGGAATGTTGATATGACTACAACACTGGGTTGTCCTTTTGTTCCTAAGTTTCAAGTAAGCAATATTACAGCCTTTAATACAGATCCGTTTAATACTTGGAAAAGTGCATTTAGAGAATGTACTAAACTCGCAAGTAGTATTATTCCAAATGGCGATAACAGAGACAACGAATATCGTTTAGATGTTTGGTGTAACAGAGGCGAAAACAGAGACTTCGGCGAGTTCTGTATTATGGGTGCTAATCAGGGAAGAGACTTTGGAAGACATTATAAAAATAATGAAAACGTACTTAAAAAGATCAATGACTTTGACTGGCTTAAAAACACATTTAATCAAACACTACAAGAACACGATTATAGCCTACCAGAATATGGAGTAACCATAGCGTGAGTACACTTCCTTTAGAAATTCACGAACTGTTAGATCGTTATGAACTATTATACCCAGAAGTAGAAGAACTTGCTTGGTTGCGGTGTGCTGTGTTAGACAAAGAAGTTAGTAGTATTTTCAAACTAGCTAACCAACACGATACTGATCTACGTAAAGCAGTGCTTGAACTTAATGTACACAGTTTGTTTAGAGTTATGGACGGACTACCTGTTGAAATTAAAGATGCAACAAGTGAAGATTTGAGAAAGGTAGCGGTTCCTAACAGCTTTACATATATTTTTAAATTTTATCCAGATGATAACGAAGATGTAAGATTACGCAAAACCGCAGTACTAGACCATGATAGAGAAAGTATTTTTAAACTGTTAGCACTAGAGAATGATGATTTAGAAGATCTTGTTCTCAGAGATAATTATTGGAAACTTTGGTCAATATTAAACAATTTAGTCAGTAGTCCTTATACCAGTGCTTTTAAAAACTTTTTTATCAATGACATTGTAATTGATACAGATTGTTTTAGCAGAGGACAATTACAAAGCAAGCTATGGCTAGTTGAAGAATTAAAAAAACTAAACCGCAGTTTAGGCGTAGTTTTTCTTTGTGCTGGATGGTATGCTACTATTGTTCCAATGTTGCAGCAAGCAGAAATAGAATTTGATCGTATTAGAAGTTTTGATTTAGATCCAACTTGCGTTGACATAGCAGAACAATTTAATAAAAGTCTTAAAATAGACGGATGGCGATTTAAAGCTATAACACAAGATATACATCAACTTGATTTTGAAGAAAATCGTTCAGACACTTGGAGTGTTACTAAAAATAAGATTGTTACACTAGTTGATCACCCCGACACTATTATTAATACTAGTTGCGAACATATAGAAAACTTTGCAGACTGGTATGCAAAAATACCAATTGGAAAACTAGTCATATTACAAACTAACAATTATTTTGATATTGAAGAACATGTAAATTGTTCAAAGGATTTGGATGAATTTGCAGCGCAAACTCCGATGTCGAAGATCCTTTATCAAGGTGAACTAGATTTAGAAAAATATAAAAGGTTTATGAGAATTGGAATTAAATGATTTAAGTTTGCGTGAATTGCAAAAGGAAAGTGCCAGGGCACTAAGTACTATGCAAGCTACAAACAACAATATATATAAGTTTAACAAAGAAGCACATCACAACAGTCAAAAATGGTATTGTGCAGTCATTGAATGGTATGTAAATACATATGGAGACTTGCCTAGTCGTACAGGGCCGGGCAAGGATGTTAAACTAATTTTAGGAGAGTAACATGCCAGATATTACAGAAAATCCCGGGTTACAGGAATTTTGGACTGATATACAGGACGCTAGATTTCAAACAAGTGCATGGGATTTAACACAAACAGTTTCTCAAGAAACTATGCAAGAAATAATCAACGAAGTTCATCGCAGAGCTCCGACAAAACAAAACAGAGTAGCATACAGCATGCATCTGTTTGATTGGAGCAATACTCAAATCAGAGATGATTTTTGGGAAATGGCAGTTGATAGGGATAATCCAGACCCTAAGTTTAATCCTCAAACACTAGCAAACTGGTTAGTTGTTTTTTCAACTAGAGAGCCGCAGCCTTTCAGATGGGACTTTACTCAGCCACCTGATGGTACTGTAGAATTTGGATTAAGCACTATGGAGATAGGAATGGCTGCACACATGTTAATCTACAGTGCTAGAGCTAAAGGTTTACAGTGTGGTTTTTGTAAATGCTTAAACTGGGATGATCCGCGTTGGGATTCGTCACTACTAGCAGCTACAGGTGCTTCTTATCCAGAAGAAGTTCAACTACTTGTAGGTGTTGGTGTTATCAATAGTGATTTAACAACTACCTATAATCCTCATACTGACACATGGATCGACGTTACTAAAGAAATTGGTCAAAAATGGTTAACTGAACCTAAACCTGATCAAAGCGAGTATGTTCATTGGCATGTATAATTACCAAGATATAAAAACAGTACACTTAGAAGTTACACAACGTTGTCAAGCGGCATGCCCTATGTGTGACCGTAATGAAAACGGAGGCGCTGATAACCGTCATATTACTAATGCTGAACTAAGTTTAGAAGACTGTAAACGTATATTTGATCCCGAGTTTATCGCACAGTTAGAAACTATGTATATGTGCGGTAACTTGGGTGATCCTATTGTTGCACGAGATACATTAGAAATATTCAAATACTTTAGAGAGCACAATAAAGATATGTGGCTTTCTATGAATACAAACGCAGGAGCAAAAGATGAAACGTGGTGGGCTGACTTGGCTAGAGTTATTAATCGTAATGGGGCTGTTATCTTCTCTGTTGACGGCTTGCGTGATACTAATCATCTTTATAGACAGAATGTTGTTTGGGATAATGTAGAACGTAATATGCGAGCGTTCATTGATGCTGGTGGCAGAGCTCGATGGGATTATATTATATTTGGACATAACGAACATCAAGTTGATGAAGCAGAAGCACTAGCTATCGAGTGGGGTGTAGAAAAGTTTCAGAAGAAAAAATCAGGACGTTTCTTTACTGCAAATAACGCAGGCAAAGATGCACACCAAGCACAAAATCGCAAAGGTGAACAAACACAGTTAATTGAAAAACCCAAAGCAATTGACAATCAAAATCTAGCACTGCTAAAGCAAAAAGAAATAGAAAAATCATACGGAAGTATGAGCGACTATTACAATAAGTGTAATATTAAATGTAAAGTCGCTGCGGAAAAAAATATCTTTATTACAGCAGAAGGGTTGTTAATGCCTTGCTGCTGGACTGCTGGACGTATGTATAAATGGTGGCATGCTGATCCACGTGTAGAACAAATATGGGATTTCATTGATCGTGCCGGCGGAAAGCAGGGCATTGATGTAATTAATAATAGTTTACAAGATGTTATGAGAAACGGATTGTTACAAGACATACAATCCAGTTGGAGCAAAGACAGTATCGAAAACGGTAAACTTGGAGTATGTGCTATGAAGTGCGGAACAGAGTTTGATCCATTTGGAGCACAATTTGAGTGAGACAACTACAAACTACACCAACAAATATATTACTTGGGAATGTACCACAGTGTGCAACTACAGTTGTAGTTATTGCTGGCCCGCATGTCATGACGGAAAATATCGTTGGCCCGACAGTGACAAAACGAATCGTCTAATCGAATACATAAAAAACTTCAGTGAAGGTAAACGTGTGATACTTGATATCATGGGAGGTGAACCAACACTGTGGCCCGACTTGCAACGATTTTGTCACAGTGTAGGAGACTATACTGATATTACATTTAGTAGTAACGGCAGTCGTACAGCTCGTTGGTGGAGCAAATTTACTGCACCGATAAATCATTTGTTGTTCAGTTTTCATCCTGAAAATGCTGACTTAGATCATTATGTTGCTATGCTCAAACAAACACATCAACGCTATAGAATAAGTGTGCTAATACTTTATCACCCTAAATTCAAAGACATATGTTTACGTGCTTGGGATCGACTAACACAAGGTGATTTAGAAATTAGCTGTAGAATGAAACGTATCAATACACCTGACCACAGCAAACAAATACTCAGTGTGGATTATACTGACGAGGACAGAGAGATATTACTGTGGAATTATTACAATTGTAGTGTAAATATGGTGAATCCTGAAATGTACCTATACATCGACGGAATACAAAAAGATCCACAAACACTGATAGCTACAGATCAACACAGTTTTACAGGATGGCAATGTAACTTGGGCAATAACACCTATCGTTATATCACAGCAGATGGGACTGTGTACGGTAGTGCATGTGAAATGCGTACAGCAATGGGCAACGTATACACACTGGGAGAAATCGAACCTGCTGTGAGTTTGACTTGTAAATCTAAATTTTGTGATTGTGCAATTGATTTGGTGTTAAATACAAAACAATGGACTATTGCAGAATAAATTTAGATAAAACTAATTACGAGTTATTACCTAATACACAATTTAAGATATTAACAAATTGGTCATATGGCGAGTTAAACTCGATATATATGGCTTATTGCAAATATAAAAAATTTGCAAGCGTTATGCCTATGTTTTATGAAGACTTTAAAAATAACGAAGTAGTAGGATATTATCATAACAACAAACTAGTAGCTTGGAGTTTAATTGTTCTTTATCCTAGTCAGCAAAGTGTAATGGCAGAACAGTTTGCTTGGGATTATGTTAATCCAGAACTTAGATTAGGTATACGTAGTTTAGAACATGAGTGTGCTTATTACAAGCAACAAGGTTATCATTATATGTATCTGCATGGCGCAGATGAGTATAAAAAAGACTTTGATGGGTTTGAAACACTAGGATCTGTCTAGCACCACGTCTTTGTAGTATTGTTCGTCCCAATTTTTATAATAGCCTTTTCGTTCTAGTATTTCTCTAGCGGCTAGTATTTTTTTACGTGACTGTAGTAATAACAATGCCCACGTGCCTTGATTAACAGTGTATCCTGCAACTGCTTCAACTTCACTTGGGTGATCTTCTAATACCAAATATCCACGTTTACCAATTAGTCCTGTGTTAGCTTGTTCAGCTATTTCGCTTAGTTGTTCGCTTGATATTAGTTCAGCGTCACATCCTAACACTACTACATCAATATTTTTAGGCCAGTGATATGTAAAGTTTTCTAATTCAGCACGAAAATAATCTGGCATTACTATGTGTCCAAATATATTTTTTAGTTCAACACATTTAACTTTACCATCTAACACTGCTTGACGTGCATAAGGGCATGCAGGCATTCCGTTAAATTCATCTAGTTCTACACTAAGTCTTTGTTCTATCCAAGCATGGACGTCAGACTCCATAGTCATTTTGTCCTCCTTTTCTTTTAATATCTAGTGTTAAACAGTGCCAGCCGCCATCCCAGAAAAATCTGTGACGCAGTGGACATATTACTGGCTCCATCTGATACTTGCGCAAGTTTTCAATTAAGTATGGATTTTCTGTATTAACAACTACATGACGATCATCTAATACTAAACAGTTAACATCAAATATAGTTTCTTCAACATATCCTGTCCAGTTAGGCAAGAAACTTTCAACAAACTCAGTAAAGTCGTCGTTATCTTCTTCGCCTGGTACCCACCATTTGCCTTCGTTTTTAAATTTAAGTACTCGCCATTTACGTACTTGATCCCATCGCGGATCATCAAACCAAATAATTTCCCAACCAGCAAATATATCTCGGTAAGGTTCTAATTCGCGACTAGCAACAACAAGACCTGGTTTAATAACACTAAACACACTGTCGTTGTGTCCACCGATAAAAATCTTTTTATAATTAAAATCAGGGTGTTCACGTTCTAAAAATGTTTCAACTACGTCTGGTACTTGCCAAGTGTCAACTAAACAAGTTTTTCCAATACGTGTTAGATTTGGACTACAAAAACTGTGTAACTTATCTTCAGCTCTAGCACGTTCCATAGACTCTGCGGTAATATCTTTATTATTTCTTGTTAGTAAGTTTTCTAAGTTTCTGTCACTGCGATTAAAACTATATTGTTTTTCAACAATACTCATATCCATGTTTTCTTCGCCAAACCATTCTTTATAAAACGGAATTAATTTTTGAGTTGCAAAAGTATGAGGATCGGTAACTAACAGTTTATTGCCCATTACAATGCTATCATCTCTGGGTTGCAGCGGCGGATTAGGAATCAAGTTTCCTCTTACACCTGTATAGTGTAGTGCAACATCTTCGATGTCATTTTCACTACCAGCATTTTTCTTATAACCTAGTTGTCCATCACTGTTAACATAGTCCATAATGCTGTCGTGGTAGCCCATTTCCTTTGGACTTGCACTGTATGTACGAATACCATGACTTCGCATAGTTGAGTGAAAGTTATCTAAGTCTTCTTGTGTTTCGTCAATGATACGTTTAAGTGCATCTCTCGCCCGAGTCTGTTTAACAGCATCAAAAAACGAACTGTCGTATACACTGCCTACCATTAATTCTTCTAGTGGTTGGAATTCATCCCAACTATTAACTTTATTCATCTGGATAATCTCTATATAAAAAATGTTGGATTGTTTCTACATCTACTAAATGGTTAAAACCAATGTGTTCTCCTTCGATATTTTCTTCGTTACGAAGCACACTAGTCATTGCATCATCTAATTGCTGCAAATTTTTAAATTCCATATCAATACGAAACTCAGGTAAGTCCATTGATCGAAACCCTAGTTTCATACGTGTAATACGATAAGACTCTATGCGTTCTAATTCTACCATTTTGTCTAAGAATTTTCGCATCAGGGCAACAAACTGTGGTGCTGTTGTTGTTTCGGTATGATCAGCGTAGATTGTATAAACGTCCATAATTGTTCTCTGATAAATATTTATGTTGGTACTTAATATGCATTATAACAGAAACCCCTCAACATTGCAACTAGAAATTAGCAGTAATTGTAATCTAGGATGTCCTGGGTGTGTTAGAACACTGTTTAGTTCTATAGAAAAATACGATGATCCAGACGTGTCTGTTGACATTTATAATTTAAAGCTAGAAACTAATCCCGCTATTCCTAAGAATGAATTTTTAAGTTTTGATGTGTTTACAAAACTAATAGATAGTGATATAATTAAAAATAATGTTAAGCGAATAGAATTTATTGGAACAATAGATGATCCACTAGCACATCCTGAATTTTTAGATATGGTAGACTATATTGTAACAAACACCAATCATCTGATCTTAATACATACCAATGCAAGTCTTAGATCGCCAGACTACTTTACAAAGTTAGCTAACTTGTTCGCAAAAAACGACATTCCTCATAGAATTCATTTTAGTATAGACGGGTTAGAAGATACAAATCATTTGTATAGGCGCGGAAGTAATTGGAACAAAATAATTAAAAATGCACAAGCATTTCTCGACGAATCAAAGCGTTTATCTAATTTAGATTATGCTGAGGACGCATTGTGGCAATGGTTAATTTTTCCTTGGAATGAACATCAGACTGATCAAGCCAAACAACTAGCTAAAGACATGGGGTTCGCACGATTTATGTCTCGACCCGACAGGGCATTAGCACATGTTGATCTCAATAAGGCTATTAGACGAAAGCACCAAATTGGCTGGGAAGAATTAAACAGTCATCAGGCTGACAAGATGGATGAGTATATTCATTGTAAACAACAACACATGTATTTTGTTGATTACAAAGGCTGTGTGTGGCCTTGTTGTTTTATTGGCAATAGAAATTACAACGGATTACATAAAGAAGTGCATGAAATACAAGATCAACGTTTTGAAATTTACGGCGAAAATTGGAATAATTTAAATTATTATACGCTTGACGAAATAATAGAATCAGAATTTTATAAAAATGATTTAGTTGATAGTTGGAAGTCAAAGTGTCATGGCACAGGTCCCAAGGATAGAATTATGAGATGTACACAAACATGTAGTGTAAGTGAGCTAAAGAAAAGACCTTTACTTGGTTTAGTGGCTGAGGATATTCAGTGACTTTAATGCTCTCAACACAGGTCTTACACCTACAGGCTCACCGTTGTTGGTAGCTAGGTGTATAGCTTTACTAGGTTGTAAATTGAAATCCTTACATACTTGGTCGTATTCTGCTCCGTATTCTCTCCAGTAATATTCTGGACCTAGTTCTTGCATAAATTTTATACCCATCCACACTAAACTTTGACAGTTCATATTAAAATCATTCATAATAGTAATAGCACCGTCTGGACGATTACGAGCAAATCTCAATGCTATACGATTGCCGCCAAGTCCGCCTTTACTTAAACTAATACAAAATGTTTTCACTGCCGGGTGATCAAAATCAAATTCGATATCTCTACTACAACTTAACCAAGCAGCGTCTATGTGTACAGGTATGTCAAGTTCTTCACAGCGATCAAGTATTTGATTCATTTTCGGATGCACATCTCCATAATATGGAAATGGCATTGCTATAATTAATTCTCTAGCAGGATCAAGTGTATCTATAGTAACATATTCAATGTCAGGATTAAGTCTCCAGTGATACTTGTAATCATTTTCTAATATTTGTATTCCATTGGTACTACAGCGCATGTATAAATCGTCGATAAACTGTGTACATCCAACACATATATCTTGTTGTGTGAAGTTTTTATAACCAGACAATTTGCTCATTGTATGTTGATCTAACCAGTTAACAAATTCTGTTTTAAAATCTTCAAATAAATTTTCATTATGTACAGGATTTTCTTGATAAAATCTGTCATATAGTTTATTAATACTACTGTCGTACATTGGTTGTGGTCTTTCAAACTGCAACCATTCTCTGGTATATTCTCTATTAACACTATCTCGCATACAATTATTTATGTACGTAGTTAATGACTAAATACACATATGAAGCCTTGTATATTACCTTGGATTAATTTTAGCACAACAACATTTGGTAGACCTAGAGTATGCGGTTATAGTGACGATGCTACTATTAAGCGTGAAGATAGGAAACTTAAAGGTAGTACTATCAGTGACGAATGGAACAACGAATACTTTAAAACAATACGAAAAGATTTTTTAGCAGGCAAATGGCCTGACAATTGCAATCGTTGCGAATATGTTGAAAAGCTCAACGGAAAAAGTAAACGTGAAGATGAAAATGGGTATTGGTATGAGGAATACAAACATCTATTAGATCAAACAAATTCAGACGGAAGCGTTGACTATAACCCTCCTCATGTAGACATTCGAACTGGCACAACTTGTAATTTAAAATGTATTCACTGTGGCACTGGTGCTAGCAGCAAGTGGAACGAAGATGAATTACTATTAGACAAATATGAAAATACAAAAAAACATGAAATAAGCAATCGTTGGATTGACACTGATTACAAAATATGGGTTCCTTTACTTAGAGCTAAACATGAAATCAAACGCTATAACTTTCTTGGTGGAGAAAGTTGGGCTAACAAAAGACATAATGAGTTTATTGGACATTTAAGTAACAGCAGGTATGCTCGCGAAGTACACTTAGCTTATGTAACAAACGGCATACTGCTTACACCAGAACGTATGGAATTATTAAGTAAATTTAAAAATACAATATTGCGCATTAGTTTAGACGCTATCGGCGATCAATTAGAGTTTTTTAGATTTCCTACACAGTGGAGTGTAATACAAAATAGACTAGCAATGCTAAATGAATATGCTACTAAATCAAACTTTGATATAGGGATCCAATGGACATGTAGTAACATTAGTATGTTTTATTTCAAAGAAACGTATGAACACATTACACAAACTTATCCAAATATTAAATTCTTATTGTGTAATCATGTAGAGTTTCCTATGCACATGAGCGCACAAGTTTTACCAATGCCTGTTAAAGAAAAAATTAAAAAAGACTGGGAAAGCATTGACTTTTTACATGCAGCGCAAGAAGAATGGCCTTTTTATCTTAATCATATGTTAGAAAAAGACTTGTGGGATGATCATAAAACTACACTAATAAATTACTTAGATGACTTAGACACTGCTAGAAATACTCGCTGGCGCCAAGTACTTGAGGATATGAAACTAGATGACTTTGTGTAGAGCTCCATGGATGGGTATGTATGCAACTGGGTATGGTGAGTATGCACCTTGTTGTGTAGCAGTTAAACATTTGCTGCACATGTCACCTGAGGAATACTGGAACAGCAAACGGCTCAACACTATACGTGAGCAATTGAACACAGGTATTTGGCCTGAAGATTGTGCATACTGTGAACGTAAAGCAAACATGGGATTGCCCAATGATACAGCATTATGGAACAAACGCTACAAGCGCACACCTGTTGACAAGCCTGAACTGTTATACTTAGATTATAGACCTAGTAATACCTGTAACTTAAAATGTAGAATGTGTGTACCTAACAGTAGCAGTTTAATAAATCAAGAAGCACTTGAATATGCAAAACAATACAAAGGTTTTAGAAAATATAAAACACTAGTAGCACAAGACTTTGAACAGTTTAAGCAGTTTTTAAGTTCGTGTGAATTGCAAGAAATAAAAGTACTAGGAGGTGAACCTACAATTGATCCACTTGCAATACAAGCATTGGAAAGTGTTTCTTGTAAACGTTTAAGAATAACTACAAATGCAACTAACTTAAATCAAAAGTTTAGACGTATACTTAAAAGATTTGAATATGTAAATATAGTATTCAGTTTAGATGCTACTGATTCTACATACGAATATATTAGAACTAATGCTAATTGGAATAAAGTTAGTTCAAGAATAAAACAAATATTTGACGAGCAACTAGCAAACGTTTATAGTTTTAATGTTGTTTGTACTCCATATAATATTTTTAACTTACCTGAGTTAGAAAAATGGTTTGCAACAATATCAGCTGAGTTTGAAATTAATTGGGATGACAGTGACGTTGAATATACTAGTTTAAGTGCAGTATTGCCTGAGCATATTGCATGGGCACAACAACGTGTTCAAGATCCAAAATTAAAAAAGTTGTTACAATCTACAGTGTTTAGCAATGACAACTATGAAAAATTTAAAAGTTATAATAGTATGCTTGACGAAATTCGTACAACACAACTGTTAGACTTAGACGAAAGGTTTAGTTTATATGTCTGATACATTTTGCCCAGTTCCTTGGAATTTTCAAGCAATACAAAATAATGGCTGTGTACGTGTTTGCTGTCAAATGAACGTAACACCTGAAAGAGGTACACTGAGAAAAGAAGATGGAACACCTTATAACGCAGGCACCGACGACTTAACTCAAGCTCGTAATGCTGAGTTGATTAAAGATGTTAGAGCTAGTATGATGCGAAACGAGTGGCATCCTAGTTGTGGCAGATGTCGCAGCGAAGAACTAGCAGGACTTCCTAGTAGACGCAGTTATGAGATTGAAGACTGGCCTCTTAGACTAGAACATGTACGTGAATTTACACAAGAAGATGGCACACTAGATACTGATATACAAAAACTAGTACATTATGATTTGCGGTTTGGAAACTTGTGTAACCTAGCATGCAGAATGTGCGGTGTTGAAGATAGTCATACTTGGTACAACGATCATGTTGCAATAACAGGTGAAACTAGTTGGGAAGACACACACGGTACAGTGACATTAACTAAAAACGATCGAGGACGTTGGCACACAAATGCTTATGATTGGCATCGCAGCGACAGTTTCTGGGAGCAATTAGAAGCCAACATGCCAAACATGAGACATGTTTATCTAGCAGGCGGTGAGCCAATGATGATCGAACGTCACTTTGAGTTTTTACAACGTGCAGTTGACACAGACAATGCAAGCCACATGCGTTTAGAATATAATACTAACATGACCAACATACCAGAACGTGTATTAGAACTGTGGACACATTTTAAACAAGTTCGAATTGGTGCAAGTATTGATGGTATAGGCAAACACTTAGAGTATCAGCGTTATCCTGCTCGTTGGAGTGCGATCGAACGTAACTTGCATAAAATTGATGATATGCCAGACAACATTCATGCGTGGTTAAGTTGTACTGTAACCAATTATAACGTATGGCACGTGCCAGATTTTATGCTGTGGAAACTAGAACAAGGATTTAAAAAAATTAACAGTTATAAAAAGAATCCAATTATGAGTTATCATATGTGTCATAGACCTTGGAGTTCTAATATAACTGTGTTGCCTAAGGAGCTAAAACAAAATATAGAAGAACACTATGCTAGCAAGCGTCATTTGTTTGATAAGTATGATAGTAACATTCAACAGCATGCTCACAAGCAACTAGACAGCATAGTTAAATTTATGAACAATCAAGATAACAGCGAACGATTCAGACAATTTTTAAGTTGGTGTACACGATTGGACGAACTAAGAAACCAAAGTATACTAGATATTGAACCAATTTATACACCTTGGATACAACAATACGTAGGAACGCACACATGACAAAACAAGATACATATTGTGTATTACCATTTTTGCACTTTGCAGTTAAGCCAGACGGTGTAGCAAAGCCTTGCTGTAGATTTGTTCATTGGGATACTGAAGAAAGTGCAGATTTTTGGGCTGAAAACAATCATAATTCGATTGGAACAGATAACGTATTAAATGGTCCACAGTTTGCTGGTGTGCGTGAAAAAATGCTAGCAGGAGAACCTGTGCATGGGTGTTGGAAATGTTATCAAGAAGAAGAGCGTGTTGGATACAGCATGCGTACTATGTTTAATCAACGCTGGCCCGAACATGACAACAGCATAGGATTAAAATACTTAGAAGTTAGTTTTGGAAACTATTGTAATTTAAGTTGTCGTACTTGCAATAGTAATTTAAGCACAAGTTGGTATGATGATGACCTAGCACTTAGTAAAGTATACAAAGAAAATCGTCCTAGTAGGAAAATAATTGACATTGAATTTAGTTGGCAACCTGAGGATTTCGCACAAATTGAAGAAATTAAATTTGTTGGCGGCGAGCCAATGTTAAATCCAAACTTTGGCAAATTCTTAGAAACTGTGCTAGCAGGAGGTAATGCAAGCAATACTAAACTAGTAATCTTTACTAACAGTAGTTGGTTTCCTAAAAATAGTATTATTGAATTACTTAAACAGTTTGGCGAAGTTCTTATAAGTTTAAGTATTGACGGTGTTGAAAAATACAATGATTATATTCGACACGGAAGTCAATGGGAAACATTAAGTGCTCATGCTATACATTGGTTAGAATTAGAAAAAGAAAACGATAACATAGGAGTTTGTATTGCTCCTACTATTAACGTACTAAACATTAGCAATATAGGACTAGTATTCAAATGGTGGTATAACTTACGTGTTGAAATGCAGTTGCCAAGAATAACTGGGCATCCAGAAGAGATGATGCCTGGAGACTTTGTTACTAGTACAGTGTATTATCCAGAAGCATACAGTGTTGATAACTATCCAAATAAACACAAACTTGCTGAACGTTACCGTGAAGAATTTGCAGAATACAGCAACAGTGAAGATATAGATTATATTAAAAGATTTTACGATAGAGTTATTAACATTTTAACTAACAGTCAAAACGACAGTAAAGATATTGTTCGTTTTGCAGAATATAATAAAGATTTAGATCGTCTGAGAAAACAAAAATTCGAAGATGTATATCCAGAATTTTATCAAATAATAAAAGAGGAATATGATGCAACTCCGGGCAGACTTGACTGATGATAAACTTGTAAAGTATAATACACCGTATGGTGATGTATACATAGATGCTGAACACCCAATAGCAGCTATTAAGCTAAGTGGTGGATGGGACAGTGCTGTATTGTGCTATCTAATTGCACATGCAAATCAAAAATTTGATTTAAAAATCAAAATACAACAATTGACAGTAAACAGACGTAATCTTACACCTAACAGGATGCTAAATCGAGTAAACAATGGTATAGTTGCAACAAATGTTGAATTGTTTGTAAAAGAGCATTTTCAAAAGCAACAGTTTATATTTAATATAATACTAGATGCTGACTATTGGTGGTGTGAAAACATTAAGAAAGAAAACAGTTATTTGTATCAGCAACGTACTGCTGAAGCCTGGGCGTTAAAACAAGCAAGCGAAAACAACTATAATATATCATTGTACTCAGGAACAACATTAAATCCTCCGCCAGGCAGTATAGAAGACAGTCCGGAAACACACAGAGATTGTAAATTAGATACAATAGAAAACAGTGCGGGCGTGGTTAGATATTTCGATTATGAAAAAATAAAATTAAAAGACATAGAGCCATTTAGAAATGCAGACAAAAGAATTACTATGTGGCTTGCACATCAATTAGGCATAACAGATGATCTCAAACGTATAACAAGAAGTTGTGAAGGTGATACATTCTTAACAAAAAACTTTACACAAGATTGTATGCAGTGTTGGTGGTGTAAAGAAAAACATTGGGCATTAGAAAATTATGAAAAAGATAAGTGATACATTTTGCATTCTGCCATGGGTGCATTTAAGTACAAGACCTGACGGAAGTATGCGTGTTTGCTGTACAGCAAATGCGTCAAGTGTTGGTCCTACTAATGATAAAAGTGAACATGGTGGCATGATTGGTGTGCTTAAAGATGACGAAGGTAGGCCCAATAACTTAAACATAACTGACTTTCAAAGTAGTTGGAACAGCAAGTATATGCGCAATGTTCGCAAGCAAATGATGAACGGTGAGATACCACCTAGCTGTGCAAAATGTTTTAAAGAAGAAGCTGCTGGTCATCGCAGCAAACGCCAATGGGAAACACACTACTGGAGTCAGCGTACTAATGTCGAAGAACTGTTAGCAAACACACAAGAAGATGGCGAAGTGCCTCCACAACTTGCGTATATTGATTTACGTTTTGGTACCAAATGTCAGTTAGCATGTGTTATGTGTAGCCCGCATGATAGTTCAGGTTGGATCAAAGATTGGCAAGCAATACATCCACAAGTAACAAATAACAATCTTAAAGATACTATGCAGTGGGCTGACAAAGGAAGTGTTAACGGCAGTAGCTATAATTGGCACAGAGATAATCCAGTTTTTTGGCAACAGTTTTATGAACAAATTCCTAATATGCAGCAAATATATTTTGCTGGCGGCGAAAGTCTTATTATTGAGGAACACTATGAAATACTAGAAGAATGTATACGTCAAGGGCATGCTAAAAACTTAGAGTTGCGTTATAATTCGAATGGCGTAGAGTGGCGTGAAGACTTGTTTGATTTATGGAAAGAGTTTAAACTAGTACGCTTCCACTACAGTGTAGACAGTATACATGCTATGAATGATTACATTCGCTATCCAAGTGAATGGAAACGTACTGAAGAAGTGTTTCATATACTAGACAAGCAAACAGGTGATAATACTGAAGTTACTCTTGCTTGTGCGGTACAAGCACTTAATGTATATTATTTGCCTGATTTTATTCGTTGGAAACTTGAACAAGGCTTCCAAAAAATTAACATGTGGCCTTTTGGGGCAGGTGGTATTAACTATCACTTTGTTTATCATCCTGCACATTTAAATGTAAAAGTGTTGCCCGCTTGGTTTAAAGCAGAGTGTCGTCGTAAGTACGAAGAGTTTTATCCATGGTGGGAAGCTAATTGGGAAAAAGGTATTCCTAGCTGGCACCAAGGTCGTGTAGAATATGATAAATGGCGTAATGCTGATTATGGAATAAAACGTTTAGAAGGTATGCTTAACTTTATGGAAAGTGAAGACTGGAGTGTTCGTTTGCCTGAAATGAAGCAGTTTATAGATTTGTGTGATCGTCAACGTGGAAATAGTTTTGCAGAAACATTTCCTGAAATGAAAGGTATTTTTGATGAAACATCCTAATACATGGTGTGTGATGCCATTTAGTCATATTAATATTAAACAAGAAGGCAAGTTAAGTGCTTGTTGGCGCTTTCCTGACAGGATTGGCGATTATTTAGATGACACACTTACTGACACATGGAACGGTGAACGTATGCGTGAGTTACGCCGTGCGTTACTAAACGGTGAACAACATCCAGGCTGTAAAAGCTGTTGGGATTTAGAGCGTAGTGGTGTTAGCAGTACTAGACAAAATTGTATCAATGACTTTTCTGAGACTGTTGACTATGAACGTGCTATGGCAGCAATGAACGATGACTATACAATGCCATTGGAAAATATGACATCAATTGAAATACGTTTTGATAATATTTGTAATTTAATGTGTAGACACTGTAGTCCAGACTACAGTAGTAAATGGGAAGCGGCTGTAAAGCGTGATGACGGATTGTTAGAACAACAAAAGATTAATGGCAGCTATCGTAAAATGGATTATCATGTTCGATTGACTGATGAAATGATCTCAGAAATTGGAACATTTGCTCCGCATTTAAAACAAATTATGATTGCAGGCGGCGAGCCGTTGTATCACGACAAGCACTATGCGTTTTTAGAAGGATTGCTAGATTCTGCTCATGATATTGAACTTAGTTACAACAGTAACTTAAACACATTAGAATACAAAGGTAAAAGTATACTAGACCTTTGGAAAAAGTTTAAAAAGATTGATATACGTGTAAGTATTGATGCAGATGATAAAGTATATGAATATGTTAGAGTTCATGCACACTTGGATCAAGTAGAGGCTAATATGGCTCGTGTCGCAAATGAACTTGACAACGTGTTTTTAAATGCTACATGTACAACTAGCTTGTTAAACATTACTAGGCTTGTTGATGTATTCAAATACTTTAATCGTATTGGAGCATATGTACATACAAGTTTAGTACAATATCCAAGAGCATTAAATCCAAAACTATTGCCTGCTGCACTCAAGCAGCAAACAACAGAACAATGGCAAGAGTTTAGCGAACGCATGGAAGAAGAATTTGCAATAAATCCTAAAATTAATTTAGAAAGACAAATGCGTCAAGCTCGTAGGTTTGGTAACAGTGTTATTGATTATATGAACAGCGAAGACTGGAATGAACATTGGCAAGACTTTGTAAACTATACTCGTGCGCTAGACAAATATCATCAAACTAACATACTAGACTGGTATCCAGAGTTTGCTCCGTACATGGAGACACAATGATTATTACAGGAAATCCAGAGCAAGGACTAGCACAAGCCTTGTACAAACTGTATCCAACAGCTGAGTTTATTAGTAGAACAAACGGATTTGATTTAACTGAACATAAATCTCAGGAACTATTTGCTGAAAAGGCTGTACAGCATGACGTAATCATTATCAATAGCGCACTATGGCGCTTTACCCAAACTGTTATACTAGATATAGTATGCAAGGCACTAATTAATGCCAATAAAAAAGCACATATTGTGTGTATAGGTAGTACTACTGATAGAGTTAAGAAAGGCGGCGGTTGGTTATACAACGCAGAAAAGAAAGCCTTACGTGATTACTGTAATACACTTGGATTAATGGGTGTGTGGAGCGATAAGCCTAAAGTAAGTTTAATTAGTTTTGGAACACTAAGCAATAATCAGCACAAACATCCAGATAGACAGTGCATAGATATAGATGTTGCTGCACAATATATTAAATGGTTGATAGATCAGCCTAAACATTTTAATGTAAATGAAGTTAGTATTGATCCTATGCAAGATCAATATTGGTACGAGGAATAACAATGATAACACTATGCGTAGCACTTAAAGACGAATTACCTGAACCTCCACGTGGAGTTGATATAGTTTACACAGGAGTTGGTAAAGTACAAGCTGCAACTGCTCTGGCAAAGCACTTGTGCAAAGCAAATAAACCAAAATTGATTATTAACTATGGCACAGCAGGAGGTCTAAATCCAATAGTAAAAGGTTTAGTAGAAATTGGAACATTTATACAACGTGATATGATTGCAGAGCCTCAAGCACCTAGAGGTACTGTTCCATTCAGTGATCCAGTTATCAGTGATATTAAAACCGCAGCACCTGTTATGCAAGTACGCTGCGGCACAGGTGATAGTTTTGTAATGGAAGCTGATCCGTGGTTTGTTAAAGCTGACGTAGACTGTGTAGACATGGAAGGATGGGCACTAGCGTATGTTGCACAACAATATAAGATACCGTTTAGAAGTTTCAAGTATATTAGTGACATGGCAGATGAAAATGCTGCCGACGAATGGGCTAAAAATGTAGCAGACGGTGCAGCTTTGTTTTTAGATCAATTAGCGGAGTTATAATGCTGTGCGAGTAGCTGTTTATGGTTGTAGTCTTAGCTATGGTGTAAAAGCCAATGAATATATAAGTTGGGTTAATTATTTTACTAAATTAAGACCCGACTTGACCATTGACAACTATGCTAACAGTGGATCTAGTTTGCTGTACAGCATAGAAGCATACGAAGATACGCACAAAATGTACAATAAAACTATATTTCAAATCACACTTCCTAATAGGATTACTTACTATAAAGATGAAAGCATCGATTGGCAAGAAATTTTAACACCGCACGAAGACGGATATCGTTGGATTGATTTAAAAAATAGTAACAAGTATTTTAAATTTTTGAATAGTTATAGTATAGAAGAAAAACAATTTGTTAAAGATTATTATACTAGACGCAGTGTAAAAACATTGAATTTAGAACACGAAATTTTCAGTGACTATATTAAAAGCAAACCTGATTTTGTTTTTGCCCATTATTCACCATCAACTGATAAATTTCCTGTAGTGTCCGCTGCACTAAGTACAGAGCAATTTGAAAATTATAAAATTGATTTCAAAGATGATTCTACTGCAATAGGACACTTTAACAAGCAAGGGTGTGAATGGCAAGCCCACTGGGTTAATTCCTTGATTGACTTTTAATCCTAAGATGTTATAATAAGAAAGAATAATATGCTAGATTTAAATGATATACCAGGCTTTACAGAGCCTTCACAATTACTAACATTTCAGAGGATTGCAAAACAAATTTCTGCAAATAGCAACGTATTGGAAATTGGAGCAGCTTTTGGAAAAAGCACTAGTAGTTGGCTAACTGCTTTAAATCCAATGGCATCGCTAACAATAATAGACAACTTTAAACTCCCAGATGAAAATGTAAAAGAAAAAATGGAAACAGACGTCTACACCGACGGTGAGATGTCAGATACTAAAAAACAACTATTTGAATATTATTTTAAGCATGGACAGTATGCTACTTTTAAATATATTATTAATCAACACCATAATAAACATATCATAAAAGAAGTGTTTACAATGCGTTCAGCTGATTACATGTGTTTAAATTATGCTAATTTGTTTGATTTAGTGTATCTAGACGGTAATCATACATATGAAAACGTAATGGCAGAACTTGAATATTTTAAAAGATCAACTTTAATATGCGGCGATGACTACAGTGAAAGACATGAACCCGTTAAACGAGCAGTACATGACTTTAGTAAAAAATATAATAAACCTCTTCATTTATTTGAAGAAAGAGTTTGGCTAATTGGAGAGTTTAATGGATGATGACTTAAAATGGAGCGAATATGACTTCACCAAAATACCCTACGAAGATATCGTGCAAGTTGGTCAACGCACTTTGCTTTATCGTGATTTGTTTACTGTTAGTTGGTTATTGGGAAGATTCTGCAACTACAAATGCTCCTACTGCTGGCCCTACGCAAGAAGCGATCGTAAAGACCACCGTCCTACCGAACTCTGCTTGCTTACAGTGGATGAAATTAAACGTCAAGCCCGAGACAACGGCTTCAACTCTTTCCACTTCTCCCTGTCAGGAGGAGAGCCTACTTTCCATCCTGGATACTTGGACATATTAAAGCATCTAGCTGATGATGTAGAAAATACAAACTATACAAGTATACACATGACATCAAACTGTAGCCGCAATATGGCTTGGTTTGAAGATTATGTAGAACGTGCAAAGCCATTTCATAGAGCAAGTATTACAGCAAGTTTACACACAGAACACTTAAATACTCGTGAGAAGTTACAGGACTTTGCAAACAAGCTAATATTATGTCAGGAGTATGATGTACAGATTACCATTAACATGGTTATGGTTCCGGAATGGTTTGAAAGAGATTGGGAAAATGCTTTATTCTTCCATGAACAAGGAATCAACGTTACCCTCAAACCCCAATCTGACCCTACGGCGTCAAGAGTCGTGGACGGTTATACAGAAGAAATGTTACAGCGATTGTGGAACGGAATGCCGCAAATGGCGTATACTGAGACAAAGCGAAAATGGGATGGTCGTCCACGGCCTAGTTTCGAACTGCCGCCTTACACAATAGGCGAAAATGATAAAAGCGTACCGTGGCACATGCAAGTAGAATTTACTGACAGTAAAGGTAAGAAGTGGTATATGGATCAAGCTGAACGTTTTAATGCGTTTAACTTTAATAACTTTGAAGGATGGATGTGTAACAGTGGATATCAAGGCATTATTATTAGAGAGCCTGATGGAAGTATCAAACGTTCCTACTCTTGTCATGATGTTCCAATTGGTAACATAGAAACAGGATTTAAACTGTTTGATGGACCACGTATTTGTACTACACCAGCTTGTGTTTCAAGTGCTGATAGCAAAATACCAAAAAGGAAATCAGTATGACTAATTTTGTGCCGTTAAATTTGAAAAGATTTGCACTAGACAGAACACTAACAAACTTGTTAGAAGCAGGGTTGATTAGCTGGAAAGAAAAAGAAAACCAAATTGGTCTTACTACACTGCCAGGACACGAAAATGATATTCATTTAGCTAGTGGCAGTTTAGTATGGGATTGGTCTCGTGCTCGTGAAATAGAAGATAAAGATGGAAACATTATATTAGATGTTCCCAAATTTGAAACACCAAGAGAAGAAGGCGACTTTACAGTACTGTGTAATCAATTTAAAAATACACTATTTGAAGACGCATACAATGAACTAAATCGTGTGTATCATTTAGGTCGTGTACGACTAATGCGTAGTAATCCTAAAACATGTTTATCCTGGCACGTAGATCATCATCCAAGGGTACACTATCCTATTAAAACACAAGACGGTTGCTTTATGGTCATTGAAGATGAAGTAAAACACTTAACTGAATCACAGTGGTGGTTCACAAATACACTATTAAAACACACAGCATTTAACGGTAGCGCAGAACCTAGAATTCATTTGGTTGCTACTATACTAGGTGAACGATGATAACAGAACGTATTACACAACCTAATAGTGCATTAATGTATTTTATTAATCAGTGTAAGCAGCGTGGTTATAAAAATAACAACAGTTTACAAGCAATGAAATGGGACTGGTGTTTAGAAAATGGCGCTTGGTTTGCTACTTACAATGAGTTAGATGAAATAATCAGTATCAGTGGAATACACCGTTGGGAAGATGGCTATAGAGCATTATTCAGAGGTGCGCAAATACAAACAAGACTTTGTGGTCTAAACAGGCATCATATGCAAAGTTATTGTTTTGCAGATCAACTTCCTCTACAAATAGAACATGCAGGTGTGTATCCAATTTATATTACAACCAATGTTGAAAATGATGCAAGCGGACGCATGAATCGTGTAGATAAAATGTTTCATAAACTTGCGTTACAAAAACTTGTGACTTTTGTTGAACGTAAAGAAGTATTTTATACAGAGCAAAATGTATGGAAATTAAATGTCAGAAATTACCTCGCTGTTAGACAACATTCTCAGTAACGGCACAACACTTAGTACTAGCGGTAGTACAGGTACACCTAAACAAATAGTACAGCCTGTAAGTAAGTTATTGGCTGCAAATAGTGTTGCTCGTGAAGTACAAAACATAACTAAGTCAAGTAGAGTACTCACAGTATGCACACTTAAACATGCAGGCGGTTTGTTAGCACAAACACTTCCTGCACATGAAGTAGGTGCTTATATTGACGTACAACCGTTTAATGCTTATGCATGGACAAGGCAAATACAAGACTATACACACAGTCATTTAACACCTGATATGGCTCGTGCTGTAATGAAAACACACAAGTTTGCAGAATTAGATTTAACTAACATTACAATTATGTGCGGCAGTGACCGTGTGCCTAGCATATTAATTCAAGCATTTGTTGATCGTGGTGCAACATTTATTGCTAATTGGGGAATGACAGAAGTTGGACCAACAGCAATAAACAAAACTTACAAGCCAGGCATGCAAGTACAAAACCCAGAAAGTATTATGGGCGATACAGTGTGGTGTGATACTCGCATACAAGAGGGCGAATTATATGTTAAAGGTGATATTTGTGTGTACGATGATTGGTTTGCTACAGGCGATGTAGTAGATCAAAGAGAAGAAGTATATTATTACATAGGGCGAAAAAATGTCAGTGTATAGTTTTTTGCCGCCTAGTGTGTCACAAGCATTACAAAAAATGCAAATAAAAAATAAAGGTACTGCAACAGAAAGTGCAGAATATCATCAGCTATGGAATACATGGATCGATGACTTTGATGGATGCACAAGTAAACGTGAATGGAGTATTACCAATGGCATACATGATGCACTAATACAACAGTGTGCTTATCGTAGTCGAGATCATAAAAAGTTTTACAGATTTGAAGACGACTATCAATATTACTATCATATACTACTTCCATATGAAAATGAAACAATAACATGGGATCAGCTTGATACAATCGAACCCAATAGTTATATTATAACAAGTCAACCTAATCACACAGGCAGCATACATCCTAAATTAAATGATTTAATCGAAACGTGCAAGCAACGCAACTGTCATATATTTTTAGATTGTGCTTTTTATGGCAATAGTTTTGAAAGTCTAGACACAAGTGATAGTGTATATGATGCAGTTGCATTTAGTTTAAGTAAAAATTTCATGCTTGCAGGACTTAGAGCAGGAATAGTGTATGGAGATGATCTAGCAAGTAGTTTAACTATACCTGTTCATGGTAACAACTTTAATTATAATTACTATAATATTATGGCAGTGGAAGGAGCAAAAACTGTGCTGTCACAGTTTGATGCGAGATATGTGACTAGAGTTGCCAAGCCAATACAGTTACGCTACTGCGAGGAAAATAACTTAACACCGTGTCAACTTTGGATGACAGCGTATGACGGAGATAAAAGAGTCTGTGTCACAGATTACATTAGAGAAGAGATTATAAATGAGTTATATGTTTCTAGATAAGAATGAACTAATACTGTGCGACTATATTCCTGGCAGTAGCGGTCGTTTACTGTTACGTTTAATCAGTGAAATGGATGCAAAAATAGATTATGTTAATCCTGTTGTTATGGCACAAGGCAGTATCAGCGAAAATCCAGCAAGTAAAGAAATAGATTTTCATACACTTCCTAAACGTTACATTGAATGGTTTTGGCATAAAAAACCTAAGTATGATATTAACACAGTGTTTGATCAAATTGGTTGTTTAAGTATTGCACTCAGAGAACGCAGTAACTTTTTTCCTAATATGCATTATGACATGTCAGGCGAAAGGATTTATTATGGATGTCACAGCTGGACAGAAAATATAGATTACACTACACTTGACAAAAACATTAAACCTGTTAGTATTGTGCCAACAACTGATATTGGAGTACACTATCAACAGCACAGATGTGAATTATGTTGGCCTACATTTTTTACACAAGAATGGGCCAATGGAATGCAAGTGTTTAACAACAAATCACATGCAACTACGTTTGATTTTTGCACTGCATTGGTTACTCGCAATACAGAAATGACAGTTGAATTTATTAAACAGTTCTTAGGAGAATACAGAGAAGAAAAAGTTGATCGTGTTTGTAACTTATTAGACATTTACTACGACGAGGTTGTTGGGCATGTATGAACACTTTGTTAGAAGTTTTGGTGGCAGAGGAAGTGCAGCGGAAGTCTGGATTGATAAGGAAGCAAAACTTGTTAAAAAGTATTACAAATTCAATGGCATCGGACATGCAGGTAATGTTATTGTAGAAAATAATTACGACAAGCTCAAATATTTGTGGCAAACAGAAATTGAATGGAGCGAAAAGCTACACGAATTTAGTGTAACTATCAGAGATTATGGAGAAATAGAAAACGGATTTTACATTATTCAAGACTATTACAATCCTGATTTGCTAGTAGACTATTGTGATAAAACATTACACGAAAATTATCCACGTATTAGAGAAGAAATAGTAGAGTTTTTTGAGTTGTGTAAGAAGCATAATATATACAAACAAAATCATGCACTAAGTAATATGACAGGTAAAGACGGAAAACTTAAAGTTTTTGACTTTAAATATGTTGAACCCCGCCGCGAAGATAATAGAAAATGGGAATTAAAATGCATACACGAATGGGTATGTAAGATAGATGAAGATTTAGTTCCTATACTGGAAAGTTTAGTATGACGTATTATAAAATAGAAAATACATTGCCTCAGATTCCACAAGAACTTTTGTTAGCTCCACATGAAGTTTTACAAACAGAAAATCATTGGCGAGGCGCATTAAAAACATATAGTATACACAAGACAACACCAGAACTTGCAGAGTTTTTACAACCGCACTTTGATTTTAAAATACAAGTATGGTATCAAGCAATGACAACAGGTATGCATGTGCATCGTGATCAAAGACCTTTTGCATACAATTACTTGTTATGTGATGGCGGACAAGTTGCAACTAGCTGGTATGATGAAGATGAAACTACTGTATTATCTAGTGTAATATTTCCAGTAGAAACTTGGCATTGGCTTAACACACATATACCACATGCAATTAGTGAACCAAAGCGTGACCAAGTTAGAATTGCACTAACACTTTGGGAAGCAGACGCATAAATGCCATTTTTTTATACTATGCGAACATCTCCTAATGATCAACAGTTGATGATAAATCTTATACCCAAAAATGGGTGTACTACTCTTGCAAACATGCTATTGCAATTAGACGATATATCCCCGCCGCCGTATGAATTATTAGACAGAAGTGTTTATTTTTATACACATAGTAAAATAGACGTTGTACATGATTATAATGTATCATGGCATCCTGTAAAAGCAGATATTACAATAGCAGTTAAAAGAGATCCAGTAAAACGTTTTTTAAGTTTTTATCGTAATCGTGTTTTATTTCACAAAGAATTAAACAACATAAGTATAAATGAGTTACAAGATAACTTTCACAATTATGAAAACGAATTAACAGTTCAAGAACACGCTTTAACACAAACTCATTATGGCGGAGAAATAAAGTATTATACACACTTGTATTCAATGCAAGAATTCGATATAATAGCAGAGTTACTATCGGATACATTTAATAAAAAGATTGTTGCGCCTCATTTACAGCAAGGCGGCAATGAAATTGATATTGAATTAACAAGTAAACAACTTGATTGGATTTACGAATACTATCAAGAAGATTACACCAATGGATGGTGTGAATAAGGGAAAAAGATGAGACCATTTTATATGTTGCAGCCCAATGATAGACCAGCATTGAGCGATAAAAGAAGAACAGTTACATACAGAGAATTTATCAACGAAGTAACACAAGTAAAGCAACAGCTCAATGACATGGGCTATGGGGCAGGGCATAGAATATGTGTACAAGGGCCTAACGCTATCGAAACTTATGTTTGGCTAGTAGCAGCTTCTATGGATGCATGTGGTACTACACTGCCCATGAATTCTAGTAAACAAGAAGAACATGCCAGAATTTCAGCAAACAATGCTAATGTAATTGTACGATTTAACGAAGATGCTGAACTGCAAAGCATTGAACATAGACACTTTGATCCTACTATGGAGCAGCCTAAGGAGTATATGTGCTATTATAGTAGTGGCACAACTGATCCTTATGGATATACAAAATGCTACAGTTGTCCATATGAATTAGATGAGGACAATTGGGGATGTAGTTTGGATCTCAGTAACACTTACCGTATACAAGGTAATCCAGACTATGCTAACCCAGAAACAAACAGAATGGTTAGTGTAATGGTTCCTTATATTGCATGGGGTCAAGATGTAGTGTTTAATACACTGAGCATGGGTGGATGGACATACTTGTGTTACGAACCAGAAGAATATGATCGAGCCTGTGCTACTATTAAGCCAACTTGGATTTGCGCATTTCCACTAGCACTACAAAAAATTATGAATACAAACACAGGAAATCACAAACTTAATACAGTTGAGTTTGGTGGTGTTGTAGTAAGTCAAACTCAAATGGATAACATACAAGAGTTTTTTGGACCTAAACAATATATTAATGTTTACGGTGAAGGTGCAATTGGTACTACATTGTGTAATTTTGCCAAAGCAGGTGAGGACCTTACACACATTGGCAAACAAGTTACTTGGCACAAACTAAGTGGAGGAGAAATTCGTATAGGCGAACGTGGTACATTAGAAATCAGAGGATTAAATACTCCGCAACAAACTTGGTGGGACACAGGTGATTTAACCGAAGTTGATTCAAACGGAAACTATAGGATTACTGGTCGTGCTGAAGAAATTTTTATTAACAGAGGCGGCGGGAAACTATATCCGTATGAAATTGCAGATTATCTAGCACAGCACCCTCAAATTAAAGACTGTTATATCTATCCTATTGCTGACGAACAAATGGGGCAAATACCAGGTTGTGTATACAGTGGAGATATTGCTCCAGAAGAGTTTAAAGAATATGTAAAAACAAAACTAGCAAAATGGCAAATACCGGTTAAGTTTACTAGAGTTAAAAACACAATGACCATGCTGGTGCACAATCAATGTAGTCCTAAAATTAGTATATTAAAAATGGAACAAGATTTAGAAAAAAACAAGGAGTGGATTGTAGACGAATATGAAAACAAACCAGAATAAAAAATCTATTAGACCTTTTTATAATTATCCTGCTGTAGATAGACCTGCGCTTAGTGATAAAAATAGAACAATTACATACAATCAGTTAATTGACATGTCTTTGGAAAAGAAAAAATGGTTAAACGAGTTAGGGTATGGTCCTAAACATCGTATTTGTGTTCAAGGTACAAACTGTGTTGAAACATACCTATATCTTATTGCTGCGTCAATAGAAGGTTGTGGTACAACATTACCAATGAATGCAACAGTGTATGAAGAGTCTGCTAGATTAAAAGTTAATAATGCTAATGTTATTATAAGATTAGATAAAAAGGGCAATTTAGCGTCTGTAGAACATAGACACTTTGAACCAACAATAACACAAGATAAAGAATATATGTGCTATTATAGTAGTGGCACAACTGATCCTTATGGATATACAAAATGTTATAGTACACCTTATGAGTTAGATGAAAACAATTGGGGATGCGGTCAAGACTCTAAAAATGCGTACAGATCTCAGGGAAATCCAGATTATTTAAATCCCGAAGAAAATCGAACAATTGCACATATGCACCCACATATTTCATGGGGACAAGAAATTGTCTTTAATACACTAAGTGTAGGTGGTTGGTGTTATCTAATACAAGAACCCTTAGAATATGATCATGCATGTACAGTTATAAACCCAACTTGGATTACTGGGTTTCCTCTTGCGCTACAAAAAATAATAAACAGTAACAAAGGTTCTCATAAGTTAAACACTGTAGAATTTGGCGGCGGCCCTTCCAGTAAGCAATTTTTAAAAGAAATGGATAAATTTTTTAAACCTAAAAGATATATACAAATGTATGGTGATGGTGTAATAGGTGACTATATTGCAAATTATTGTCTCAGAGGAGAAGATAATACGCACATAGGAAAACCTTGTGATTGGTTTGTCAATACCGGCGGAAAAATAAAGATAAGTAAGCGTGGCACATTACTAGTTAAAGGAATAAGCACACCCGGCGATGATTGGTATGATACCAATGACATTATTGAAATTGGCAACGACGGTAATATGCGTTATAAAGGACGAGCAGAAGAAATCTTTATTAACAGAGGTGGTGGAAAATTATATCCTTGGGAAATTGCAGATTATATTTCCCGTCATCCAAAAATCAATGACTGCTATATCTATCCAATTAAGGACAAGAAATTAGGTCAAATACCCGGTTGCGTATATAGCGGCGATATTGATCCTAAGGAATTCGACGAGTATGTAAGATCAAAAGTAGCAAAATGGCAAGTACCAGTTAAGTATACTAGAGTTAAAGATAAAATGAATATACTAGTACGCAATCAATATAATCTTAGTAAAATCAGTCTGCTAAGAATGGAACAAGATTTAAAAAAGAACAAGGAGTGGATTGTAGATGAATACTGATATATTAAAAACAAGTTATATAGATGGTTTCAATGACATTACAAAACAAAAAGAAATTTTTGAAAATTGGGATACCTATACCAACGATATTATCTTAACAGACAATTGGATTGGTCCTAGTAAAACAGCCGCTTGGGTAATGTTAAATTATGATGCTGATGTTGAAATTGCAGACTTAGCTTGTGGACCAGGCGCTGTTGGAGAAATACTACAAAAGTCACGTTACTTGAATGTAGACGGTTATGACATTAGCATGATGTTTTTAGATCAAGCAAAACTTTACTATCGCAGTGTTAATTACTGTGATATTCTAGCAACTGCTTTTCCACGTAAATATCCTGTTATTATTGCTAGTGGTGTGTTTACTCGCGGGCATTTAGATAGTGCGCCAGCACAAAATCTAGCAGATAGTTTAACTGACGATGGTGTACTTGTTATGACTGTTCCAAACCAAGAAGGGTATGATTATGTAAATATTAGTGGGTGGGACACACAAACAGCATTAGAACTAGTAGAAGAACACGGTCCTTTTAAAAGTTTAAATCATGAAGGTGTTCAACACTATCATAGTTTAAGGATATATCGTAAAGCATGAAAACAGTTTATCTGTCGCACTTTAGTATTGTAATTAATCCTGGTGAAAATCAATTTTTACCTTACAGTAGTGCCACGCTTTGGAGTTATGCACAAACACAGCCAGACATTGTTGAAAATTATCAACTGGGCGGCATGTTTTTTGAAAAACAAGACTACAATCAGATAGTTGAATCATTAAACAATCCTAGTGTGTTTGGGATGAGTTGCTATGTTTGGAATGCTAATTATAATGACGGGCTAGCACAAGCCATTAAACAACAATATCCTGAATGTTTAATTGTATATGGCGGCCCGCAGTTACCTCAACGACCCGACGACAAATGGTGGGAAGAGCATCCTTATGTAGATGTTGTTGTTTACTATGAAGGCGAAAAAAAGTTTGTCGAATTGTTACGCTGCGATGATAGAGCACAAATGGCTGAACTATCAAACGTATGTGTTAATTTTGGCAGTCACTGGACTTACAGTAATGATCCAAAATCTGACAGAATACGTGACTTAAAAATCATACCTAGTCCTTATGCTAGCAATTTATTTACTGAGGTTAAATCTAATCATAGTGCTTTGTTTGAAACTCATCGAGGCTGCCCTTACGCTTGTACATTTTGTGACTGGGGTAGTTTAACGTATAGTAAAGTAACTAAGTATGATATTGAACGTATACGTGCAGATATCGAATGGGCCGGGCAAAATAAGATCGGGTTTTTGTATAATGTTGATGCCAACTTTGGGCTATTTAAAGATAGAGATCACGCTATTGTAGACATATTAATTGAGACAAAAGAAAAGTATGGTTATCCAAAAATGTACTTTGTGAATTGGGCTAAAATGGCAAATGAAGATATATTGCAAATGGCTAAAAAATTATACGATGCTGGTTTTATTAAAGCGTTTATTATGAGCTTACAAACACTTACTGAAGATGCTCTTACTTTAATAAAACGTGACAACATGGATATCAACAAGTATGGATTTCTTGCTAATCGTTGTAAAGAATTAGATTTGCCGGTAGATTGTGAACTTATACTTGGAAATCCTGGAGAAACAGTTGACAGTTGGAAACAAACATACATTACGCTTGCAGATTTTGATCAATTAAGTACACAAATTTTTCCACTTGGTATACTCCCAGGAGCCGAACTTGCAAGTCCTGAAAGTAGGCAGCAACACGGTATACAAACAATTGAACGTCCGTTTCCTGGAGTCGGGCCTGGATATAGAGGTGACAATGGTGATGCTAGTACAGCTGAATATATGGAGCAGATATACAGTACTAATTGGCTTACAAACGATGATATCAAATACTTGTTTGAATGGACTTGGTGTACTAGACTAGGACACGAGTTTAACTTCTTACGTGACTATGCAAACTACCTAGATAGACAGAATATTTGCAATAAGATAGAGTTTTATGATCGTTGGTATAAATTTGTAACTGAGTCATCGGGTAGTACAGTGACAGAACAGTTTGATCAAGTTGTAAGACATAGGATTGCAGATAATATATTTGGTATACCGATGCAAAGTATGGGTCATAGAGTAACATTGGGAATCAATAAACGAGATAAAATGTTCAACGATATAAGAAACTTTGTTAAACAGTTTGACATTGATCCAGAAATCAGTGAACAACTTGTACAATACTGTGATGTTAGAATGTTTAATCCTGATTTAAAATATCCACATAAACAAACATTTGATTATAATTTTTTAACAGACACGGCAGAAACTGTAACAATAGAATTTACACCGACATTATTTGGCGCTTACAGTAGTATGGGTCAGCACTTGTTAGAAGGCAGCGAAGCTGTCACTGACAACTATAAATTTAGGAGTGGTATGGTATGCACTTTGAATCGCTCAACAATAATATAATTGAACTTACAGAATTAGAATATGATCCCGAGGAATGGATGTACTTGTTTGACAAGTTTAATCTTGACATGTATATGGACAAAAACGGTGAACCGTTTGGCATTGAAGTTTGCTACGACTTAGGATTACTACAAGAGCCTGTTATTAAAAATCTAATAGACTTAATGCATGAATTTAAAATGCGTTTAGATTTTTATGAAACTAAAGGCACAGGACAGCAAGGATTTCAACTAGCAAGAAGTCAGTTAGTAAATGGCTTGTTTATACATCAAGACGGGTTTAGACCAGTGTGTTTCACTGTGCCTATCACATATCCAAGTGCTGTGGATTTTTATAGTAATAAACAAGGTGACGACATGTGGACTTATGAATATAGGAATGTACCTATATTTGTAAATGTATTGCAGTGGCATGGTGTACGTCCAAGTAACGAACGTAGACTGCAATTTCAAATTGATATTTTTAATAAATGGGAAGAACTGCCTAATCTAATAGGTAATCTTTAATTACACTCCAACGTGTACTATAATGAACTTCGAAGTCTTGTCCGTGTCTCAATTTATATCTTTGTAAATTTTTATTATAGACCCAGTCTATATATTCTTTTTTGTACTTGTCTTCGAACATTGTTTTATATTTTTTCCAACACCAGACATCTGCTTGTGTAAAATCTGGTTTGATAAGCCGCATAGTTGCTAGTTGATGTAACCATTCATTGTTTTCAGTGACAATATCAGGTGCACGAATATATCCAGGAAACATCGCACTGACCATTAAGAATCGTCTAGCAGCTTCATCTGGATCCCATCTGATGTTAATAATTTTACTGTTTGGAAAGTATGGTGTAAGTTCATTGGGCATACTGTGTGTGCAGTATATAATCGATTTATCAATATCTTGTGTTAAACTATTAAAGCGAGGCCAAAAAACCTCGCTGTAATATTTTTCTTTGTTTGGAAAAAAGTCTTCTACATAATCATGTGTAGGAGGAAGTTTACCTTGAGGTGTTATTCTATCAAAGTGAAACTTGCTATGTTGTCGTTGTCTTATATTACTGTTTTTGTAGTCTGATACATTCCAAGGTTGTTTACCGTTGTCTGGATGACTGTACCAGTATACATGTGACAAAGCGGACAAAACTCTTGCAGTATAATGACCTCTTGTTCCAGGTTCAAAACTTACAAAGATTATATTTTGTCCGCTTTGCATTCGTTGTTTATAGTTCTTTCATCAAAGGAAAAATTTCTGCAATTACTTTAGCACAAGCGTGAGCAATTTGCATGTGTTCTTTTTGTGTACCGTTAGCACCTCTGAGGTCAATGTAATGTACCCAACTACGAAGTGTACCGTTCATGTACAGTCTTGTCTTGGTATTACCTTCGGGCAACACAGCCCTTGCCTGTTCTTTTGCAATACCGGCGGCAATAGCCCAGTCATAAACTTCTCGTGCTTTGTCGATTACTTCTTGTTGCTTTGCAGCCCACGCAAAGTGAATATCTTCTTCACTGTCAATTTCAATTGAATTTTGTCTATTTTTGTTATCTTGTAATCTTGCTTCTCTAGTAACAAATTGGTTACCAAACTCTGCAGGATTAGCATAACGTTGACTGAACTCTTGGAAACTAAAACTACGATGCCGCACAATTTGATGTGCAATATCACGTGTAGTATCAATTTCCATACACACATTTACCATCTCTAATGGGCTCCAGTGTGCATGTTTAATTAGATATTTAATAAGTTTTTCATTTGTTTCTGTATTCATCTGATTACTAGGATTGCTGACTCTTGCACAAAATGCAATCAAGTCTTGAATACTATCAAACGTAGGGAAAGCAGGATCGTTATCCCATTCTGCTTCTGGATTGTCTTTCATCCAATCTGCTTGGATATCTCTTACAAACTCTGGGTCTGCAACACTGTAACTTACTAATCTAATTTTTGTCATTTTTCCTCAATAACTTGTCTGTTTGTTCACTGACAGTTCTTTCTAGTTTTCTGTAATCGATAACAATTTCAACATCGCAAACGTTGCTTTCAAGATCATTATTATCTTCTACTAGCTGAATTAGTGTCATAACAAGATCGTCTTCGCCTATGTTTTCAATAGCAGGCTGCTCAAATGTCATTCTATCGCCATTTTCACATACTAAACTTAACTGTTGAATAAATTCAGCAGGTATACTTTGTATGTCTAGTTCTCTAACTATGTTTTGAAAAGATCTGTTTCGTTTATGAATCGGCATTGGCGGTTGCCTTTTTAGGGCGGCCACGCTTTGGCTTGAGATCAGGTGCCATAGCATACGCTTCTTCTTGTAAACGTTGTGCTTCTGCTAAAAATGTTTCTGCTTGTGATAACATTCCTTGTGCAATAGCAGTGTCGTCTAGTACAGCTTCGCCTGAGTCAACAGCTTGATCAATTGTTTGACTTGGGCTAAACGAAGTAGTAGTTCTTGGCGCACTGTCTGTATCGTCTACCATAGAGTTACGAATATCAGCGTCAGACATACCAGTTGATTGCTTTCGAATAATTTCGTTAACTTCACTTAGTTTTACACTAGTGCTACTATTAGGTGTTAGATTGATTTGATCTGTTGGATACTTTCTCAAATATCCTTTAGCATGCAAACCACTTAACATATTAGTTCCATCACTGAACATACTACGATGTGCAATTTCGTAGAACTGTTGTGCTTCTTGCCCTGCTGGGCTTTCTACCACACGAACAACATCATCGTGTTCCATGTCAGGTAGTCGTTCGGTTTCTACAATTAAACAATGAGTTGGGTCTGTTACATTCCCTCTATCATCATAAATTTCTCTAAAAACAACCACACACTTCATGCCTGTGTTTGCTACTTTACCAACGTGTTTTAAGGCCATGTTTATCTCCTTACTCAGAAGCAGGTGCTTCTGTTTCTTCATTTGATTTTTGTTGCGCCACTACACTTTGAATAAAGGCAGTAATTTTATTATATACTGCTCCTACTTGTGCAACTTCGCTCGCTTTAAAGGCACCTCGAGATACCGCAGCGTCAATAATTTGAGCAGCATTTTGAAGGTCAGCAACACCCAAACCACCGTCTTGTGGGGCATCCGTTTGAATGTTATTTTGTTCTTCAGTCATTATTTTCTCCTATATAATAATTATATACGCAGTTATTTATCATTCTTGATTTTAGCACTGCTCAATTTATATGCTAAAATATTAGCATGAAAATCTTCGTAATCTCGTTTATCCTCAAACCAAAACTGGTAAATTTTATGACCAAGATTCTTAATAAGATAAAAACCTCTTGTGCCACTAAAATCTATAGTTTCTATATCTGGGTTTGTGTCAAACTCAACTATTAGTCTTTGTTTTAACATCTTTTGTATTGTAGGAGAACCTCGTAACCATTCGAGATCCTCTTCACTTAAACTATTTTTTTGTTCAACTATACGCACTTACTTATGCTGCCTTCTTTTGTGCCACTTCTTCATAGTACACAGTTTGTCCAAAAGGTGCAGGACCAGGCTTACCACAATATTCAGGATACTTGATCAAGAACATTGTATCGCAATAGTCTGGCATACCCCAACTATCCCAAGGATAACCATCTGTAAACATGATAAACTGATCAGGTTCGATACCTTGTTGTTCCATGAATTTCCAATT